GCCGCTATAGGGACTTTATGTAAGGATTTTACTTTTCCTTAAAAGTTTGTAATATTTATCTTGTGTAGTACACATTGGTGTTCCTAGTTACTCTAGGTGGTGCTGTAGCTCCGTCTTCTGTGCTACCTTTATAAGCAGATAATGATATTGCATTTTCTGTAAGAGATTGATAAAGAGGAGCCATACAATGAAATCCGAAACGACTTTCATCTGTAAACCCAGAATAAAGTGTAGCACTACAATCTTTAGAAGACCATATTATTAATGATCCAAAATCAGCTATAGATAAAGTTGGTTTTATAATTGCATATTTTTCTGGTCCTCCTATGAATTTATAAAAACTGTTATTGGGAATAACAAATTCATATAATCTTGAACTTCCATTGGAGAATTGAGACATTTCTATTAATGGAAACGAATAACTACCTGCACTAGTGGCTGGACCTAATTGTCCATTTGGTTGTATAATACTATTTCTAATTGTGTGTTTAGTAGAATCTATATTTATCTGAGGTGGAGCAAACATAACCATTAAATCTTCATCATCCGCTGAGGCTTTAACTTTTATTTTAATTTTAAGTCCGGCACTTTTACCATAATACATTGCTGCTATTAATTGCGGTATAAAGGTATGACGTCCCGTCATTTCTTCTCCCATCAAAGAGCTTAATTTTACAACGTTAGGACCTCCAACTAATTCGAGTGAATCCATTTGATACATACGTCTAATAGACGGTCTAATGTCTATAGGAGCAAATAATCTTTCTTGATGAGAGGTGTTTGTATTAATATCTGTAGAATAAGATTCTAAAACAGGATCTTTCTGTGGTTCGTTCATAACTGTCAAACCTTGTGTAGTGTACCCATTCTTTGCACAAGCCTCTTCCTTTAATTGTGTTAAAATAGTATTAACATAAGATGGTTTATAAGGAATTACATAAGGCATTGTTTTATAACTTTCTGTTGCGTATCCATGAAAAGTTAAATCATCCCCTGCTGACATAAAAATATTAAAAGATGCAGTTGTTGGTGAATCCGAAGAAATGACTAAAGGCTGAGCGACAAAAATATAATACATTCCATGAAAGAGAGCTTCTGCACTCATATCTGGAGAGCAAGGAGTTAGTTGATTACGACACAAATAAGGCAAGTTAATTGTTTGTATTTGACCTCCTCCTGTAAATTCTAAAAGGTGAGAAGGAGCACTTAATAAATCTGAATAAACTGGTGTTCCATACAACACGTCACAAGGAGGATTATATAATTGCAATAATCTCAATTTAACTTGTTGTTTGTTATTCATAACAGATTGAATGTGTATATTTAAAGAGCCCCTCCATGCTCTGGAAATATCGTGAAACAATTCTAAATTATTTGCTGATTTTCTTTCTTCTAATGGGTGAATTAACCCTCCTTGAAATGGAGAAATAGGTCTGGCCCATTTTAAGGTACCTACTGAATCAGAAACATCCACGTAGCATGTGGCTAAAAATTGAGGTTTACTTAAAATATGTTTGATGGACATTTCATCTACGTCTGTATGAAAAATAGGTCTATCTACTATGCGATCTAATTCAGGATAAGGATCTAATTTTTCAAAAAACTGTTCTCCTGTTGTATTGTTTGTAAAATTCCTGCGTGTTGTTATCATACGGTTGTTAATTAAAGGAATATTAGGATTATGTAAACCTGTATAGTAGGTTATTCCAGTTCTTAATACGTCTATTGCATCGCCTACCATTTTCTTTGTATAAGATGTAGTAGCATCGATAGCTGCTGATGCTATGGCTTGTAAGCCTTGTACTACATAAGGATCTTCTTCTAACATTACGTCACAAAGAGTAGTAGCGGTTTTCAATATAACCGTTCCTAAACCTTGAGTATTATAGGTATTAGTGGTTATATACTTAGGACAAGGAACAAATATGTCTAAAGAACTAAAACAAGCTTCTATTGTTATATTTAATTCTGAACTAGCTCCATCTGAAAAAGCCAAAGGATTTAGCACAAATAAAACTAAAGTTCCAAAATTACCTGGTATATCTACTTCACATACGGCTTGATTTGTTACGGGGGATGTAGGATTGATATCTAAACTAGCTACATCAGAATTACAATACCAAGGTACATGTAATACACACGATGTTGCTTCATTAGCGCTAAGGAAACAATGTGGACCTGACATTATACTATTTATAAGAAAAGGTCCGTCTTCAAATTCTCCGGGAAAAGGTGGAAGAATACCTGCCAAAAGCGTTCCTGCATGAGAAATTGTTCCTGCTAACGAAATATTTAATGATAAATCACTTCTAAAATAAGCACCTAATTTAAGGGCTACTTCTAATGACTTATTTGAAGTGAAGATATCTCTTGGTAATCTCTTTGTATTAGGGGTTAAAAAAGATAAAGCTGATTGATTAGACCATTTTACACTTTCTACAAAGAAAGGTCTATTTACAAAAGGTTTAGCGTCTATTCTATATTCTTCTAAAAAATCTATAACTGGATATTTATCATGATGTTCATTTGGAAACTGGATATCTCTAGTATTAATACTAGCTACAGCAGTTCCCATAGTTTGTTTTTCTGTTTGCATATCATAGCACATTTCTGCTGCAAACTTGCTATCTAAATTATTTATATTATTGGTTGTATTGATATTATATCTAAAAGTGACTATCAATTAAATCACTTATATCCTAAAGTATCTATTGTATTCAGTAGCGAGGCGTTAGGAAAACCTCTTATAACTCTGTAAATACAATTCAATTTACGAAAAATTGGCTATATTTTTCCCAAGATTATACATAATTTCTTCATATGTATTGTCTTGAGACATTGTTTTAATGATGTGATCATCATCAAATTCTTGAAAATAAAAAGATTGTTGTCTTGCTAAATCCAAGACTTTATTTTTTAATTTAGGATTCTCATGTAAAAATATTTCAAATTGGAAAGCTGTCATTTTCCCACTCATTATTTGATCATAATCTCTTCGCGAATCTTTATAGCGTAAAGAATTGGATATTGTAGTTAGAGATAAAGGACCTACAACTGTTTCTAAATTGTAATGCCATTTAAAATTTCTTTTTAAAAAGACACAATCTATTAAAGGTTTTGATTTTTCGGTTATTTCACCTTTGTCTCCGTCTGTATATTTCATACCTATATCATAAGAAAAATTTCGCATGGTAATGGCATTAAAATATTCGCTTAATTCTATTGGAGAACCACATATCTTGTCATCACCTAAGACACAATCAGTTAATTTATTAAAATCTGACACTGTCGGTTTTTTCCCCGCTTTAGTCATTTCGATATATAAAACTAAAGCTGTTAACATTCTATTTATTAAAGAATTAAACCAAGCTGTAACCCAACATCCGGATGGCATTGAATGTGTAGTTAAAATAACTTTTTGTTTAACAAGTACAAATGTTCTGACCATAGAGTCTAATAAAACCTTTAGTGTTTCTCTAAATTCTCCGTCATAAAATTCCATAATGATTTCAGAAACTGCGTCCTGTACCTGAGCTGGCGCTCCTCCATCCCAATTTCCAAAATCTCCATCAAAATTAATATGATTCGACTTCAATTTTTGATATAATTTGTTCCATTCCTTATAAGGATTTAATCCTATCATCATTTGATTATTCCATTTTTCTTTTTTACAATGACTAAATAACCTGCCTAGACATTTCTTCACCATAAAAGTATGGTGTAAAGGAGCTACTCTAAAAGATCTTGGCTTATCGACTTTTTCTTTCATTCTTAATTCATCTTTAAAGGCTTCATAAAATAATAAATCCTCTATTCCTAGAGTATCTGCTATACAATTGTTTTCAAACTTTACCAATATATCTTCAAACTTAGGTGTTATTTCTCCTGTTTCGAAATTTAAATACTCTTCTTTATTTTTGGAATATCCATATCCGTTTACTGAATCTTTGTTTAACTTAGATAAATCTTCTTCTTTAATACCTTGTATGGTCTCTTGGTTAGTTAAATCTTTAAAATGTACAAAAAATTGTTTTATACATTTTTTACCAAAATCTATCGCTGCCTGTGGAATGTGGGGTATAGGTTTTAAAGATTTCTCTGCTATTCGTTCTAAAGTTTTAGATCCAAAAGACAGAAAATTAGGAGGAAGTTTCTCTCCATACGTTTCTACTTCTAATGTAAGACCTTCATATAACTCGCTTTTATTTAAACTACTACTAACTAAAGGACGCTTAGATTGAAATGCGTCATTAAAAAGTTTTATTCCGGAATAATCTGGGACATTATTTTCTTTTATTTCTAGATGTTGACTGTCTGTATATACCAAGAAAGTTTTCAGTTCTTTTAAAACTCTTTTCGGTAGGACAAAAGCAAATCCTTTTTCAGAATTTCCTGCTACGTGCAATCCGCACAATCCAAATTCTGAATCTACTAATAAACTACCGCAAAGACCAGAAGAAGTTAATGAATATCTTATTCCTGTTCCTGATAGTACTGTATAAGATTTCTTTAAAATAGGATTTTGTACTTGGAAAGAATCTTCATTAACGGTAAAATTATTGTCTAAACTCAAAGTAGATTCAGCGTTGACAAAAAATAAATGATGAGGTTTCAATTGTGCGTCGGTGTCTAAATCTTTGCTAAAAAGAGCATGAGTTGCGTCTTTATAAATTGGAATTGTTAATTGAATTTCTACTATAGCCATATCGTATTCTGGCCATTCTTTAATAACTTTATAGGGAATGTTGTTACATTCATATGAATTATTGCTAAAACATTGCCAATTTTTATATAGATTAGCTACGCCAGTTAAAGAATTATATGAATGACATTGAACTATCACTCGTCTGCCTGAAACTATTCCTTGCGATGTGTTTTTGTATCCATCTGCACTAATTAATTCAATAACTCGCATACGTGATTTTAAAGAGCTAATTCTGGTATTTATTTTCTCATTTTCTACTATTATGTCATTTAAAGTATCACAACAAGTACCATCACTATTTTTCATAGGTACAGTATTTCGTGTAAATTCTGCTTGTGTTTTTTGCCATGATTTTACACTCTCTTCTCTATAAGTATTACACGATAAAGAAGAAACTTCTCTATCTCCTATGAAAAAATTACATATTTGCTTAATTGCATATGTAACTAATACACTACCTAATCCCTGTAAAACTCCTGTAAGTACTGTACTTAAAACATCTGTACTCTCTAAATGACTCCTTAACTTTTCATAAATGGATAAAGTTTTATCCACAAATTGATCTTTAATTGAAAAGAAATATTCTTTAAAAATGTCTAAACTACCTTCGGTTATTTCTGATAGGAAAGAAGTAGATGATTGATTTTCTAGTGCATCCACAAAATTATCTTGCACTGGTTCCACTCCATTCAAAAAATTTACTTGATTATCTATTAAGTTTATGTCTCCTTCTGTTAGTTCGTTGTTTCTGAACATCTGATCTTGTTTCCTCAAACAAAATGTTGTTAGAGCATACACCCACGCAACAGTTTTATTGATAGATTCTATTATACATTCGTTCGGTAAAGTACAATCGGCTTGAGGTCCTATAAAAGAAGTAGTCCACACGTGATTCCTATAATCATATTTTTTATATTTAATCTTTCCAACCATAGCTCCTTTATCGAAATCACATTCGTCAAAATTTAGTACGTGACATCTTCTAAATAAAGCTTCTGGTTCAGCTATACAATCTGATTTTGTAAATCCTTTTAAATTAGAGAATTTGTTTGCTGTTACTAACAATAATTTGCTATCAAAAAATTTTGTATTTTTCAGATCTACGCTTGCACAGTCTAAAGGAAACTTAACAGGGGACACAAAATTAATTATTTGTCTCCATTGAGAAACACCTTGTTGACCAACATCGTCCATTACAAATACGTCTTGATTTACATAATCGTCATAAAAATCTTTCCCTGCGTCTATAGTGGGACAAGTGTGATTGTAAACCGAATAATTTTTCTTAGTTAAATAATCTACTGTTTTGTTCAATATCATTGATTTTCCTTTTCCTGCTGTTCCTTCGAATACAATACAAACTGGCTCATTCCTAGCTGATGTTTCAAAATTACAAGCCATCTTATTCATCAATCCTAAGGAATTATATTGTTGTAAATATAATTTATAATTAGGGTTAACCAACAATGTTTGTATGTAAGCATTTTCTTTAAGTGCTTTATATGTTTCTCTAACTAATAATCTAAATGCTGGGTCAAAAATTAACTGATTATTCTTTTGAAATTCTATTGTTACTCTACTTAAATCTTTTGTAAGTTTGACACCCTTGACAAAGTTTAAAGGTTTTGACAATAAATCTATAAGAATTGTAACAAATTCTAAATTTAATGTTTCTTTAAGCCATGTCAATAAATCAAATACTATTTCTAAAAATTTTTGTATTAGATCCATTAATATATTAGGAGAATCTAAAATCTTTTTATTTGTGAAACACGAAATTTGTCGTATACCTTTCATTATCTTGTCAGGTAATCCATAACAAGCTAAAATTAATAATATGTGATCCACACTGGTTATATCTTCTAAAGATTGAACAACCATAGATGAATTAACACTCTTCTTGAATTCACTAAACCTCATTACTGCTGAATAAATTCTAGTTAAAAATTTTAACATAGAAATTGGTCTCCAGAAAAAAGGATCGTTTAATTCCATTGTCAATGTTAATACATCAAGCATCCACGCAACAATATGAGGATTATTGTAATTCTTTGCCACTTTACCTAAAAATTTAGAAGTATTACTAATAGCTGCATAAATTTGATACATAGGATCTAACAAACCTTGCGTAATCATCTTAGGTTTAACTATAGTACACTTATAATCTGTACGTTGTATAAAATTAAAAGAATAATTCTTATATTTACATTCTAACCAATTGGTCATTCTTTTCCGTGAAACTAAAAATAAAATATGCCTTGTATAATCAAGGAAAAAACAATTATCATCTCCTTCTGAAATGTTTTTAAAAATAATATGATCTAATTTTTGTGATTTTAAATACTTACAAATTTTATGAAATATTTTCTCATTACTCGCAGTTAATGTCTTATTTAGACAATTACTTCTGATTTCTTGTTGTTTAAATTTATTTACAATTAAGTCTGTGTGCGCTTCCTTATTAAAATCGCTTTTAATTGAGTTGTAACTCATTTTTATATTTTGATAAAATATAGAAAACAAAAACTTTAAGATCACATGATCATTCTTTGGTTCTCTTGGCCAAAGCGAGACTGGTATCAAAAAGCTTTGAGGTTTTTAAACTATTGTAATAGTTCCAAATAATAATAAAAAAGAAAATTTAATTATCGTTTACGATAACTTTTCAAATAGCTTCAAGTTGAAGCGGACCTCGGGAGAATCTGAATGAACAATGATGCGCACACTTCCATTCAAACTGGGGGCTTCTCTGCCACATAACAAAGTAAAACACGGAGCCATATGGCGTCTCTAATCGCATAACGATTTTCGGACCATATGGATGCTTCCAGCTATGATATGTAGGAGAGGTCGAGACTTGTGGCAGACCTTGCCACTTAATTCGTTCCGAGACGGTATTGAATCAAGTCTTTCGAGCACTTACTCCTCCAGCATGCAAAAACGATACGATTGCGATCTTCTTAGCGTGACTAGCGCTGTTGCAATGTACCGAGTCGTGTACTATACTGGCATGGGGGAATTCTCGCCGCTATGGTTAAGTCGACGAGGGAACCATGTCTCCTAGCTCCTGTATCCTCACTTCAACTCTGCAATAATTATTATCCAAACGTGGTAAAAAACAACTATTGTCCGGCCTAGGTGACTATTCTATTATTATCCGACATTAAATTTCTCTCGTATTGTTA